TTATAACACACACAAGGAGCTAGAATGGCAGGCAAGGCAAAATCGGTTTATTTGACCATAAGCCCAAAAGGCACATTTAAAACTGTGTTTAGTAAAATGTTCTTTGATGCCAAAGGATATAACGAGTATGTTAAGTCAGATGAGTTTAAAGCCAAATGGCCCGCTGATCAGTTTGATATTATAAAAGAAGTCTACTAAAGGAGACACCATGCCTTGGATTGAAAATGTAGCGGCAGCAGATATCCCAACAGGATTTCATCACGATGCTGGAGAAAATAGTATGTTGATCAGCATTGTTGATCCAGCCAGTTGGCGTCCTGAAGCCAAGCATGAATTTAAAGAGCGTCACAACTTTGAATTTTTGGACATTGAAGCCAACGACGAATGTCTAGACGAAGCTATGCGATGCAGTCAAGAGCAGGCCAACGAACTTGTTCGACTGTTGCAACATGCGTTGGAAAACCGTATGAATGTGGTTGTTCACTGCTATGCTGGTATTTGCAGATCGGGTGCGGTTTGTGAACTAGGAGTCATGATGGGCTTCAAAGACACCGAGCGTTTCCGTGCACCAAACTTGTTGGTTAAGCATCGTATGATGAAGGCACTAGGTTGGACATATGATGAACAGGAAAAGCCCAATATTGACGATTGGAGAACTTTTAGGAATGCTCTATGAGTATTTCAAGAGCAGAACAAAGTGTCATCAAGTACAATCTAGAACAATATCGCCTAGACCAAGCTCGTTTAGATAAACAACGAGAACAAGATTACGCCAAAAAGATTGAAGAACGCAGACTCGATCAAGTTATTGCAGAGCGAGTATCTCGAAATCTTCGATTGGATTTAGACAAGGGTCGACACATTGATCTAGAGTGCTGAGGTTGACCTTTTGAGCATTTGATGTTATAATATATTAAATGCTTAAAGGAAACTCATGGAATATCTTGTCGAAGCCCGTAGCGAAAAAACCCGCAAATTTATTGAGTGTCTTATGCCCTCGATAATCAAACAACTAGGATTGACACGCAGTCGCAAGGCAGTGGTCATCCGTGTTGCTCGTGGTGAATGTGATGGTATGGGCATGACTGTTCCAGTGGACATCCTAGACAGCTATGTGGTTGTAATTAGCCCAATGAAATTAAAAGAGCTTGGTCTAACACTGGCACACGAAATGGTTCATGTAGCACAGATGGCCAAGGGCAAACTGAAAACTGCAAAAAACGGAAGTGCCGTTTGGTGTGGAAAACAGTACAGCAAACGAACAAAGTATTTGAACATGCCCTGGGAAGTAGACGCATTTTCAAAACAAGAAATAATTTTTCGAAGAGCAATAGAATAAGAGAGGAGGACATGATGCCTAGTGTATTTTTAGTATCAGACACGCATTTTGGACATACTGGTGTCTGCCGCTTTACCCGCAATGACGGTGTGACAAAGTTACGCCCGTGGGACAGTCCAGAAGAAATGGACGAAGCTATGGTCAAGGCGTGGAACGAGCGGGTAAAACCCACTGACAAAGTCTATCATTTAGGCGATGTTGTTATCAACCGTAGAGCATTGCCTACATTAGCTAGGTTGAACGGCGATAAAGTTTTAATCCGAGGTAACCACGATATCTTTCCGGACACAGAGTATCGCGAATACTTCCGTGAATTACGAGCGTACCATGTAATGGATGGAATGATTTTAAGTCACATTCCGTTGCACAGTGACAGCTTGGGTCGTTTCGGTGTTAACATTCATGGTCACACTCATGCCAATCGTGTGCGTAAAGCTCGTGGCGTAGATGCCCGCACAGGAGAAATCTTGTACAGTGATGAATTTGATGTTCGCTATCATTGCGTTTGCGTGGAACAGACTCCGGACTTTGCACCAATCTTGTTTGAAGATGTTATCAAACGCATCGAAGCAGAAGGTGGATCATCTGGATTTAGGAACAGTAACGGTCCTACTATGTAGTAATCTACCCAGTTTAATAGGCTCTTTGGAGCCTATTTTTTTGACTAAAATTTCTAACTTTAGGGAAAAGAAACAAAGGTATAAATATAACATAGGATACGAATATTCCAGGAGTTAAGCATGCCTTTACAGATTAGAAGAGGACCCACAGCTGATAGGCTGGCCAAGACACCTTTGGCGGGCGAACTCGTTTTTGACACAACCACGGGAAGCGTCTATGTAGGAAATGGTACTACAGCTGGCGGACTACCTGTAACTAACTTTAGTGTGGGTGACGCTAGAAGTACAACTGCCAAGATGTTCTTGGGAGAAAGTCTAAGTGATAATACCGTTCACTCAGGGATTACATTTGCTTATGTAGGTAGCAGATTACAGGCAACAGTGGCACCAGATCTATCAAATTATCTCGGCCTAATTGTTGCTGATCAAGGATTCAAAGGAAACTTGTGGGCAGACGATTCTGGAGTAATAGTTAACTCCGAAACTCATACTGTTTATGGTAATTTTGTACCACAAGGACATATTGTACCCGACACAAATATAGCCTACGATCTAGGAACTAGCACACGCAGGTTCAGAGACATTTACCTAAGTGGCTCATCGATCTATTTAGGTGATGCAGTAATTACTTCAATCGGCACAGCCGTTGACTTTCCGACTGGATCAACAGTTGGTGGTCGAGCATTGGGTCTCAACGAAGGTGACACTTACAATATTACTATTTCTGGTAATGTAATCGGTACTGATAGCACAGTTTTAGTTAACACAACTAACGGTACATTCCGCGGCGACCTAACTGGTAGTGTGTTTGCCGACGACAGCACCATGTTAGTTGACGGCAGAGACGGAGTTCTACGAGGAACACTAATTGGTAATGCAGACACTGCTACTTCTTCTACATCTGCTTCTGTAGCATCTAATGTTTCATTGGTTGATAGCAGTAGTTCAATTTCTACACATTATCTAACTTTTAGTTTAGGAACTAGTGGAACTCGAGTTATTAGTGCAGACACTAGTTTAACCTATCAACCTAGTTCAAATACCTTAGCAACAGGTGTGCTAAATTCTACCACAATTAATGCTACATCAGTATCAGCTACTAACATAACCGGAAACATCTTTACTTCTTTGATTGATACTGCTGACTCAAGTGCAATTACAGTAACTCCTGCAATTGTGTTCAGCAGTGATGTAACTGTTGAAAACGAATTGTTTATCGGTGGCGATGTTTTCCCTGACACTAGCGAATCATATAATCTAGGTTCTTATACTAAAAAGTTTAGTAAGTTATACTTGACCGAAGGCGCAAATGCCCTATGGATTGGTAATGCTGCGATCAGCGGAAGTGGAACAACTGTTAACTTGCCTGCAGGATCTACTGTAGGTGGTAGTGCAATCACAACATCAGCTGGTGCTAATGCTACTACCATTACTGTTAATACTACAGGAACAAGCGCAGATCACTTTGTGTCATTCTTTGATGATCAAGCCGGCGATAACTTAATTTATACTGACGACACATTAAAGTACAATCCGGGAACAGGATACCTAACAGTTGGTAATGCTACCATTGGTACCGTATACGGAAACCTACAAGGTAATGTAACTGGTAGTTTGTTTGGTAACGCTGACACAGCGACTACAGCAACTACAGCAACTACAGCAACTACAGCAACTACAGTAACATTAACAGCTACTAACACAACAGCAGCCACACATTTTGTAACATTTACAGATACAGCAACAGGCAACGAAAATCTAAGAACCGACACCGACCTTACATATAATCCAAGTACCAATACACTAACGACAAATATTACAGGTAATGTTACAGGGTCAGGAACTAGCTCGTTTGGATCTATCTCTGTTAGCACGTTAGCTGGGTTACCTGCTACCACTGTTACATCGAACACCCACTCCACTACTAGTTTATTCGGGGTAACCCAGGCACACTCTACAGTAGATGCTCGTAACGTTTCATTCTCTCGTGCTAGAGGAACTACCTCCGCACCAACAATAGTGCAAACTGGCGACGATTTGGCCGACCTTATTTTTGTAGGTTATGGAACAAGTGCTTATGTAACAGGCGCACAGATTACAGCCGTTGTTGAAGATGTCGCACCAACTAATACATCTATGAAGACAAAACTTGTATTTTCTACAAATACAGGCGCAGGAATAGTAGATCATGTTACTTTAGATAGTGCAGGTTTGTTAACTGTCAACGATTTAAACTTGGCTGTTGTTGTGCAAACAACTGTTGGAGCTCCTGGTCCAGCAAGTGCATTACCAGTAACACCTACGACATACTTTAAAATTAAAGTCAACGGAGTTGACTATGTTGTTCCTGCTTACGCAGTATCGTAAAAATAGGACCGAAAGGTCCTATTTTTTTGTCTGTACATTCTTAGAATATTAAATAGTTCATGAAACAACTATTATTCTTACCTATTGACATTAATATAGATTTAAATGAATTTAAAAGAACCCACACAGAAACTAAAATTCCTACATCCCCAATTCAACCATATTGGGACTCTGTAGCGTTAGATAAACAATCGGTATTACAAAACAGTGTCAAACAAATAATAGACCAACTTCCATTTTCTTCTATTACTCTAGTGATGCACAAGTTTCAAACTAGACCGGTAGGAGCCCATTACGATGTCTATCCGAATCATATGAAATTTGCTCCCGGGGAATTAGACAACATAAATGAAAACGAACCCTGCGGATATAGATTAGTAATACACGGAAGTCAAAATGTATTGGAAGTATACGACGGTGCCCAATGGCATTGCCCTGTTTTACCATCTATACCGTGTTGTTATCTTATCGATTCAACTAGGCTAAGACATAAAGTCAAAGACGATCCTGGTAGAGAGTTGCTGTACTTTCGAGGCATTATTGATAGAAAAAAGCATCTAGACCTTATAGATCGAAGCATGAAAAAATATAGCGATATGGCGCTTTATTACAAACAACTCCACACCGCTTCGATTATCTAGTAGCGTTCTTTGCGGCCTCAGCGTCTCTATATACAGATATAATTGTTCCGGCTGGATCGAATTCCCACCACTTGCCGCTGGCTCCTGTACCAAAATGACTTGCTCCCGGTCTTCCGTGGTGATTGTTATGCCAGCACTCGCCTAATACCAAGGGAAACAACCAAGGCACATTGTAGCTCTGATCATTAGTTGGAAAGTTTTTGTAACTCCATGTTTTAACATGATTCAAACAGTTAGTAAGATTGTAGCTCATCAAAGTAATGAAACAAGGCAATATACTGAAATACAAGAATAGGGTAGGACTAATCAACAATAAGGTTATGTTAAATGCTAACCAAATCTTAACATAATTCTCGTGAATAAAAACAATCTCTTTATTTCGCATTAGGTCTACAGCATATCTAGGATTTATTTTGCTTCCATCTAATTTAAACATCCATAATATAAAACTGTTTAGAGCACCGTGAATGGGACTGTGCGGATCGTCTTCGGAGTCTGGTTTTCTATGATGGTAGCCTCGATGTATGACAGTCCAGAATATAGGACTTCCTTGGCCGGCCAAGACACCTGCCCATAAGATAAATCTTTCTTTCCAGGGATTTGTTAACACAAAACTCTTGTGGCAAAAATATCGGTGATATCCAATAGTGATACCCATAATCATAAAAACAAAATACCCAACGGCTGTTAGTAACAGATGACTCCATTGAAAATTTGTAATCATTTCATACAATGCATAAGATCCGATTGTTAGAATAGGTATAACTACTCCTAGCAAGATAGGTACTTCTAATAAATTTTTATATATAGGTCTAAACATTTTCATTTTTTCTTTTTCCTGTTCTAACAATATAATCAACCTTAAGTGGACGGCGACCCATCATTGCCCAAACCCATTCTTCATCTGGTTTGGTTCCGGCGGGTATTTCCCAAGTAGTAGTGTATTCGTATCTGTTATTTATTTGCGATATCATACGCTGATAAAACGCATCAAACTTAGACCATCTATCAGGTTCAATCAACGAATGCCAAGATGTTAATTCTCTCTCTTCGCACATATCAAACATAAGTTCCCATAGAGGAGCAACATATTTTCTTAATGTATTAACTGTCGGATCAGATTTGAGATAGACAATAACCCAATCATTGTCGTAGGGTGCCGGCAAATCACAACGCCATCCAACAATGGACATAAGAAGATCATCTTTGTATATCCCAAAAAGGTAATGATAGTCATCGTGTGTTAGATAATATCGTTGTATTCCGGCAGACCATATCTTCCAAAACTGTTCTATTTCTAATAATTGATTTTCAGTATCGACAGTCTTGCCTTTTCTAATATTAGCCCTATCGGCTTGAGCCGAATGACATCTCCAGAATAGGTCTTTTATTTGATCAAAGTCTGAATGATCTAAACGTTTAATTTCCATGATAATAAAGTTGCCGGGTTTCCTGTATACAAAATATCTTGGAAGCAATGTTTTGGATTACCGTCACATACCCAAACACGGTCTTCAAACAGGTTAAAGTTGTTACCACGACTATTTAAGTGTTCTTTAACATTGATTAATGTATTTCTGGAATTGTGTTCTCTAGAAATAAATGCAATATTAAGATCTTTGTGATTATTCAACCAAGCAACCTGGGCTTCTATCATCTCTAAAAATATAGGATCTATCTCTTTACTAACATGCTCTTGTCTAGACACTTTCCATGTTCTATTAAGTATCCTATATGCGCCGTGCGGCCACCAGGGGCGTCTAAAGATAGTGCTAAACAGATAAGGATTATTGTCCTTATAACCTATGGTAAATACCTCTTGATCAGCATAACGAAAATTTTCTAATTTAAAATTAGAAGACAACTTATCACCAGACAACTCTTGTTGTTTACGGTACTGATCAAATACAGAAATTAACTCGTCAGTAGCCGAGAAAATCCGTATCATGACATTTCTAACAGAGAAATATCCTTAAAAATTTCTCCATCAAGCAGCATCTGAAAAGGATGCTTGCCCCAATAATCATTTTGAACCCAGCATCTATTCTCTTCATCATAGTCAAACCAAGGACTATATCCTAAAACAAAATTTGCTCGATCTGAGTTTGATTCGTTGAATAGTACGGGACGATGAGGAATGTTTGTGTCCCAGCTATATAGATTTCCTACATCTAAATGATATGGCTCACCTCCTTCCATTTGAAACATGTACTCGGGTGCTGTTGTAATGGGAATGTTTAATCGTAAATTAACACAGACAATTTCATCCCTATGCCATGTAAGATCCGATGTAAACTTGTTAGGCAGGTGATTTTTCATTACGGCTAGTCTGCTTCTTGTTAACGATCTAAGAGATTTTTCTTCCAGGAATGTTTTAATATATCCATAGTTATAAAGACTGGTTTTGTCCACAAATCCATAAGTATCGAAATAACTATCTTTTAACTTTTCATGATGGTCCATGGATTTGTAAAAAAATTCTGTATTAGTATTCTTAGGAGTCCCTAATGTGCTGCCTTCGGGATCCATTCCGTCTTGATGATGTTTATTGTAGACAAAACTTAGTCCGCCGTAGATCTTAGACTCTGCAAATTTTGTTTGCCAACCTCGGAATTTGTATTGGTCTAATGCTGCTAAAGTATCTTTAGCCAATAACTCGTGATTGTAATTTTGTAACTTAAAAATAAACTTTCTATAAGGCATAGAGTCTTTGATCTCTAACCATTTGTCGTAGGACTTGGTCTTAGTGAATATATAATTTTCGGTAAGAACATTGTCTGGTACTTCATCTCTGTAAATTTTAACAACCATTGTCGTACTCCTTTGTTTTGTTTTTAAATAGTTCTATCAATCTAGGTCTCGACATTCGGCAACTATTTTTTTAAAGATAGGCTGAAATTGTGCCCAACAAGCATAAGGCGATCCCATTATCTTTGAAGTAAAAGCTAATGCTTCCTTGGTCATTTGTTTAGGTTGTAAACCAATGGCTTTCATGCTGTTAAGTAAGAACTGAGTCTTACAAGCATTCTCCAATGATATGAATAACCAAGCAGCTTCTTCTAAGGTTTCCCCTACTGTATAGATTCCATGATTTTGCAATAATATTGCTTTATTACTTCCTAAGGCTGTGGCCATTTTAAGACCTTCCTCCCTGGTAACAATAGCACCGTTGAATTGATCATACACCGCTAACTTATCATGGAACAGACAGGTATCTTCAGTCACATAATCAATAGGCAAACCAAATGTTGACCACGCTGATCCATAATGACTGTGTACATGTGCAACCGCAACAATCTCAGGCCTTAATTTTCTTATTACTGTAAAGGTTGCCCAAGCCGGTCTACTAGCCGGATGGGATCCTTCGATGACATCTCCGTTTGAGTTTACCCGAATCAATGACGACACTGTTACCATGGAAAAATCTACGCCCATAGGATTAAGCCAATATGTGTCTGTGAACTCGGGATCACGAACTGCAATATAGCCACCGATTCCGTCAGTATATCCATTTTGGGCAAACACTCTACAGGAGGCCGCTAATACAATTTTAAGATGATTCCTCTCGTCTTCAAGACTTTTAAATGTTGGCATAGAGGGCAGGGCTCCACCTTTTCTAGAGTCTTTGGTAGGGTCGTAATTTTCTAATGAAGGAAGATTCATTTTGTTAAGTGCAGTATAAGGTAAATATTTATATGGAGATCTTAAACTATGCCCTATTTGCGAATTCACAAATCTAAAAAAACTGTAGACAACGAGGCTTATATTTTGGAAGTTTTTTCTGTAGACCCCGATCCAGTAACAAGAGAAACACTTAGTCAGGATGATAGAACAGCTAGAATTTTAGACGAAGATTCTCTAGGAGTTAGATATATTAAATCTCATACATTTTCGTATTTGCCAGGCAGCATTGGTGCCTGGCCTTATTCGGATTATCCTAGTGCATTAAGTGCTATCTATCAATACGGCATAGAATTATTTTTATTGGCTGATGCTGGCGACGCCTATTTGAGATTCCACAAACTAAATCCAGATACTCGTGAAATCAATACCTATATTGTATTCGAAAGCGAACAAGCATGGACTGATAAAGTAGAAGCCAAATACAATATCTTGAGACCTTTTATAGATGAAATCACTGACTTTACTGAAGAAAGTAAAACATTAACAGATCAAGAATACAACGATTTTGTTAGTGAAATATTCGTTGATGTAAGAAATATGAAAGAAAACGGAAACGGACAATGTAGGTTAGATTGGCTCAATCGATACCGCCTATGAGAGCATATCGAGTAGTATCAGAATAATTGTAAACTTTATGATAGTGGGCCACGTTTATTTTATAAACTTGGCCTTTTTCTTTATCTAGTCGCTGAATATTGTTATGTATTTTAAATAAAAAGTCGCTAGGAGAATTTAGGTCACAATGTAATCTAGCAACAGGATCAAAATCCAAATGCCAATCTAGGCCAAACTGTGGCTTCATTATGCCAATTCTTAGTTGAGAGGTCTTTATTTCTAAAACATCCTCGATTTCTTTAGTCAATTGCTTGTTAAGAAAAACCTGTACATAGTTTTCTTCAATGCTAGTTGGATCTTCGTTGATATCTCTAGGTGCGTTTGCATACCTAGTTGATAGTGATTCTAATATGTTGTTGTCTGATGTGTCAGCATACTTTACTAATCTATCACAGAAGTCATCAGATAGCTGTCCTATTTGTTCGTACAGAGGATTTTTTCTAAGTAATGATAACTGTTTCAGCAATTCTAATTTGTTCATGGCGGTCGCTTAAATAACAAACTATTTAGTGACTATATAATGAGTAAAATAATTCCAATTTCCAATGTAGAATCGTGGGCGCCAGAGAACAATCCCTTTAAAGTTGTTATAGCTGATATTACTCATAAATGTAATATGGAGTGTAAAAATTGTTATATTCCAAATAGAGATATAGAAGACATGAATTTAGATCGGTTAGTAGAGTTTGCAAAAAGACTACCAAACAGGGTTGAGTTGAGATTGATAGGTGCTGAACCTACAATGCGAGATGAACTTCCAGATCTAGTTCATCGGTTAACTTCAGAAACACCGCATAGAATAATTTTGTTGTCTAATGGTTTAAAGTTTGCCGGCAGGCGGTATACTGAGACTTTGAAACAGGCTGGATTAAAATATCTGTACCTTAGTATGAACGGATTAGACAACGATCACTGGTATGAGCAGATAGATGGAATGCCTTGTGCTAAAAATAAACTAATGGCCCTAGACAATGCAGTAGAAGCTGGGTTCAGTTTAGACATTGGATGTATTCTAGTAAAAGGCATCAATGAATCAGTAGTTGAAAAAATTGTACCACTGCTTCAGAATGCTGGGATGACTTCCGGTGTTATAAGATTAAAAAATGTAGGACAAGTTGGCCGGTATCAATTAGATACTAACGAAAATTTAACCATATCGGAAATCTCAAATCTATGTGCTGGTGCTTGGAATATTGATATAAAAACAATAGAAGACAGCAAGAATATGGGTGTGGGGGAAGAGTTTGAAACTAGATACTTCTCAACTGATAGTAGCATACATAGGGGATTAGGGCTATGGTGTAAAATTACTGATTGGGAATATATTAGTAATGGCGGGAAAAGTCATCGTCGAGGCCGTATTACAGAAGATTGGAGAATTGCAGGCTTCAGCGAACATGTAAAGGCCAACGAAGGTCTTTACTAACGTCTTATAATTAACGGAACAATGTACTTTGCTAAATCAAACTCTCCAGGCTTGATAGCAAAGGTATAATTCCAAGGTTGTAAGTGATGATTGTGATGCAGGCTGTTTCCTAAACTTAAAAACATCAACAGTTTAGAATTAATATTAACTGAATTATCCCCAGTATCTCCGTTCGTATATCCGTAATTTGTTCCGCTGTGAGCAAATGTGTTTACCAATCCTTCTAGATGAAAGTGATACACTCCACCACCGATCATAAAGAACACTGACAGATGCCAGTTGATTAGAGTTAATAAAATAAATGTTCCCCACCATATCTTAAAATAATTCCTGTGCATAAACTTAAGAATTGGGTCTTTTAACAATTTAGGATTTAACTTAGGCCAAACATGTGTCATATTATGCCATATCAACCAGCTCCATAATCGACCCTTGGCAGGAGTGTGTGGGTCAAGTTCTCGATCACTGTGGGCATGATGAAGTCGCATGTGAATTGCTTCAACTGCAATAGGAGTTCCGTTCCCACAGAGCAATCCTAAGTATGCTCCTAGGTATGCTATCCACGGATATGTTTCGAAACTTCGGTGACTCCAATACCTATGCATGAATATCGTGAAACCTAAATAACCAAATACTAGATATCCTAAAGGTATCAACAATAATGCCCAAGCTGATGTGTAACCTAAGAACACCGAAGCAATTCCTAACAGCAAAAATAGATGCTGTGGAATAATTATTTTCCATATATGCGGTTTAAGAGTTGTAACCGATGACTGGTATGCTGTGTTCTTCATAACATTGTCAACCCTTCTTGCAATGCTGTGTCTACATTGTTTCTAAATTTCTGCTTCAATGTGAACTTAAGAACCATTGTTTCGTGGTCTAAGGGCTTGCCAAAGTATAAAATGTTATCGAAGAAAGACCATTTTGTGCGCTGGCCAGCAGGAACAACCTCTTCAACTGTTCGTTCGTAATTTAAAAATTTTGGAACATTCTTCATGTAGATGTTATGATATTTTTTATAAGACAATCTGTTAACATCAGTGGTTCTTAACATATAAAATGTATATCGACTTTGATTTTCTTGTTCTGTTAATAAGTGCATCCACAACGAAGACCATCCGTTCTTAACAGGATTGTATATATTATCAGGTTTTAGATTGCGCCAATTGTAGATACCATAAGAAGGCATGACAGATATCGGCGCTGTTGAGATTGTACTAGTTAATTCTCCATCCCTGTAATAACCGTAAACAGTAGTTGTGTCTCTTTTTAAGATATTATGAGTGTATCTTAAAAATTCTTCTTCTGACACTGTTTGTCTAGTTTGAGCTATCCTATGATAGGGCAATTTTTTAATGGTATTAGATAACTCTTCCCAGTTGTCCAAAGTTAAGATCTTAATCATGAAATATTTAGTGGACAACATGCACCTTCTATAAATATCCCGTAAGGGGATAATATGAACTATAAAGATTCTGTGCTACAAGGTATTTCGAAATTGATTAAAAAACCCATTGAAGAAATTAGGCTAGATTTAGAATTACAAGCTGATCTACAATTAGACAGCCTAGACATTGTTGAACTGTTAATGGAAATTGAAGAAAGTATGGCTGAAGACTTAGATGCCAATACCTTTGAAAACTGTAAAACTGTAAAAGACTTAATTATTATTTTAGAAGGCATGTAACATGAGAATAGATGTTATTTTTAAAGACGGACCCTATTGGGATCCAGATAAATCAAATGTTGTATTACATCATATCAATCACGGTGTGTCAGAAGAATTTATGAAAAACTCAGTAAACTGGTTATTTGGTTTACCATTGTTAACTGTTGAAACTGAAAAATCAAGCACAGCTAACATAAATTGGACTACAAAAATTTATCTAAACGACAACGCCGAAGCATCTGTGGTCAACGAAATAAAAGAATATTATGAAAAAAATATTATTCCGGAATTGAGCAAGTTAGGTTATAATATTGAAATTAAAATTGAAAGCTAATATGGCAGACCAAAATCCATTGTACAATAAATTAACAAAGCCTATTAGAGACTCAAAAATGGATTTGATTCTTAATCAACTTCCTGTTAGCGAGTTATTCCCTAAGGATTTAGAATTTAATTTTAAAGAGCGGCTAACTGTAAAAAATAAATTGTTAGATAAATTTATTCCATGGGTTCATGATTTCTTTACAGGACTAGATGGATTCAAATACAAGTATATTGCCAATGGAAACTCTGATGCTGTTAACATGGTGTTATTGCAACACAATTATGACAAAATCTTTTATCTAGAAAATGAATATAGTTACTATTCTCATATATGTAATAGCTTAAAACTTCGTTCAGAAGTGTTTAACGAAATCAGTATAGATAAAATAACAATAAATGACCTAGTGTTAATAAGTTTGCCATCCAGTTACGATGGTGACAGTGAAGGAAAAATTAAGATCATTAACGAATTACAGAAAAGAAATTGTAAAGTATTTGTTGATGTTGCCTACTGCGGATTAACTAAGCCATTCAATTTTCATTTCCAATCAACTAAAAATACATATTTTGCCTTTACATTTAGTAAAACTCTTTCACTGGCTTACAATAGAATCGCTGTGATATTTTCCGATACAGAAATTCCCGGATTAGCGGTCATGAATAAAATTGGCTACTTAAATTTATCTGGAGCAAATGCTGCATTAACGCTAATGAATAATTTTAAACCAGACTATGTGTATGAAACATATAAAGATCAGTACTCAACAATCTGTAGTAGGCTTAACTTAACTGAAACAAAATGTATACTTTTCGGTCATGACATTGCCGGCGACAAATTTTGTACCAGTCAAGAATACACGCTATTTTGAGATACCTATGTTTATATGGCAATATGTTGATTTAGACCCAGACGAAGTTGATCGTATACAGAGATCCTTTATAAAAGCCACATTGACTACTATAAATTTTAATTTCTTTCAACCATTAAAGATTGATACCAATGAATTTATGGGCATGAAGATTAAAAATCCTGTATTGATACAAGCAGCTCCTTTTAAGTCTGGACAGGTTCATATTGATGTTCGACTCGATAGTAATGTTCTAGCCTTACAAATACCATTAGTGAATTGTGAAAATAGCGTAACTGAATTTTGGGAAGAAAAAATAACAGAAGAAACTCAGCCATGGATCGATGGCCGGGATGGCGGATCTCCATACAAGCATATCTCTAGAGAATATTGTAAAAAAATAGACGAGTTTGTATTAACAAAACCCATTGTATTTCGAACAGACATACCCCATAGTGTAACGAATAAATCCAAAAACTTTAGAAAAGCAATTAGTCTAAGATTTTATGATGATCCGTGGCATTTACTCAATAATGGCAATGATAGAGTTGACACAGTTTAAAAACAATATATAATAGTATTGTGGTACATTACACATTATTTTTATGAGAATAGAGTTTGCAATAAATATCTTCCTAAACCATGTTGATAAATGACTCTAAATATCGTATGCACTAGTAAACCTGTAGACGGACTATTATATTATAGTTACGAATACTGCTCATACCTAAACTCATTAGGCATTGATACCAGATTGATCATCGTTTGCCATCGTAGATTTTCAAAAGAAACTTATATCCAAGCAATCACAAACAAATACATTCATTATCAAAATGTAACATTTGATGATTTCACTCCGTTTCCAAATGATATAACTTTGATTATGGGTAGAAGTATGATGACACTAAGCTGGCAAGATTTTGATCGTTATGCTGCACCACAACAGGCAACACTGCGCCGAGTGTTTTCGGACCGTGTGGTTGCTGTCTATTCCGAAAATCATCCGGAGGGTTATCCCAAAGCAGTAGAGTTTTACTCTCCGGCAAAGATTGTTGATTTGTGTGACACAGAAGTTTATCCAAACGGAGTTGGTGATCATTTTGAAAAAACTATCAATTTTGAAATATACAAACCCCATGTTAATAATATTCAGTTCAAATATCTTTTCCAAGGAACCAACGACAAGTACTATGCAACAGCTGAAAAATTCATCAATCAATTCCCCGACTACGGAATCTTGACATACCATGAAAAGTATGTTAATATTAAAAATAATAATGTATTTGCACCCATCGAAAACCTACTGGGAATCTTTGACACTTATGTCTATGCCAAGGAAACATTTGACCCGGCCCCTAGAATTGTGCAAGAATGCAAATTTTTCGGTAAAGGATTAATTTATCTCAGAGATCAATCGATTCGAGATGGCGGTAGTGTATACTGGCAAAGAGACATTAAACCAATAGATGTTGAACCAATAATTGAGGCCATAAAAAAATGACTTGATCTTGTGCAATACTTGATTAAATACATGTATTGTTGCAAGGATAAACAAATGATATTTGAAACATTTAAGACACGTAGAGCAGTGGTAGAATATAACACCGCATCAAACATATCAGAGGATATGATCAACAATTTGCTCCGGCAGGCATGGGAGGTTACTCCATCAAAGAATAATTTTATGCCTTATACTATTCATGTGTTAGGGCCGCAACATCAATATTACAAAAATATAGCATACCGGAACTGCTTGAATAATGAAGCTAAAACCGACGGAACTGATGTCGTAAAAAAATATGAGCGGCATCTACCATTTTATGCCAATATCCTAAGCTGTTCTTATCTATTAATTTTTACTCAAAGATTAGAGAACCAACCAAATCGCTATCAAATAGATGCAATGCGAAGAGGCTGTAAGTTTGAATGTACTAAAGAAGAAACTTTAGAATTTGGATATATCGGGGCTGCTTTGGAAGTAGGTATGTTCTCTGATGTGTTTGGTGGATTGTGCCAAGAAAAGGGTATCGATGTATCATCAATACTGTGTTTTACTAGAAATTTAGACACTTGGTCCGAGTTACCGTTTGTTACAAGAAAACCTATCTTGCTGATGACCGCAGGCAAAGCCAAAGTTTATAAAGGTACTAATCCTACTAATCTTAGACCTGACTATAATAGGATTGTAAATTTTGTTGAGTTGAAACCTAATACAAAAACTCCAACCCAAGTAGAATATGCTCCGGCCACAGGACTAATGACATTTACAGTGGCTAACCATGGATTGATCACAGGGTCTAATATTTCTATTTCTACAGACTCATTGACATTTACCTGTGCTCTAGACAATCATGCAACTACTCATACCTACCCAAGAAAAACTGATAGAGCATGTCATGCTCTATTACCAATAACCAGCACCGGTGCTGATACATTTACAGTTAATGTGGGAATTTCTCCCAACACTTCCGACCATGTATTTGTGTCGGCCCTACCTGATTCAATTTCTCACTGATATCATTTATGAAAAAAATATTCTCTGTGGCCATGAACATGCATGATCATAATACCTATGATGGGGTTGTTCATAGACAAGAAGAGCGATATTCTAGAAGAAAGCATAATATTTTATTTGAGGCTCCGCTTAATCCTCGGCCAAGTAGAGAATTTTTTGTTGAACAATTTCTACCGTTGTACAAGCAATCATTAGATGATGGCGTTTTTTCCTTCACATATTCCAATCTAGGAAAAGACTTTGTTCTAGATCTATTGGAAGAAGTATTTCCCGATACAGATTTCTTAAATTTCAAACCAACCAATTTATGGGATCATTGTCACATAAAAAATTTATATTATATAGATCATCACCAGAGCCATGCTGCCTATGCGCTACTGAGTTCTAGATTTGGTGAGTCTGATATTCTAGCAATTGACGGGGCAGGGCCGATGTTTAGTTGTATCTTTATTGATAAACGCGGTGCCATTACTGATCTATCCTCTCAACTGTCAATTGGTAGTCTATGGAATAGAGCAGCGCAAGAGTTGGGATTCGGTTACCTAGGTGCAGGCAAGCTGATGGGATTGGCCGGATATGGAAAACTTAACAGTCAGGTCTATGATCTAACTCATCAATATTTAAAAAATCCCACACATCGTTTGACTGACGAAGCAAAGAAAATTATAAAGAGTGTTCCTAAACAAGATGCGGCATACACTTTACAATATGTTACAGTAGAAATTATCAAAAATTCAATACTCCCACTTAAAACTTCCAATAACATCTGTGTCTCTGGGGGTGTTGCCTATAACGGTTACCTAAATGAAGAACTAACCAAACACTATACGCAAGTTCATGTACCACCAGCAGTGGGTGACGAAGGCCAAGCCATCGGCACCTACATGCACGCCGACTATACTCTAAATAAAAATATACACCTACCGACAGTCTATGCTGGCGTTGAACACGATATTGATATTTCTATTTTAGATGGGTTGACCTGGAAACAAAAATCGTTTGATGATATTGCAAAAGAAGTTGCAGGTGCGATTTCAAGAGGAAAAATAGTAGGGTGGTATCAGGGAAAAAGTGAATCAGGTAACAGAGCATTGGGTAATCGAAGCATCCTTGCGGACCCTAGAAACCCGAATATTAAAAATATCATTAACAGCACCATTAAAAAGCGTGAAGACTTCAGACCTTTTGCGCCAAGTGTGCTTGAAGAACACTATCAGGACTACTTTGAGACTAATCAACTGAGTCCCTATATGTCTCGAATTGTTTTAGTTAAATCAGATAAAATTCCAGGAGTGACCCATGTTGACAACACCGCAAGAATTCAAACAGTAAATCGAGACTTCAATCAAAGATTTTATGATGTCATATATGAATTTTATAAAATTACCGGCGTACCTATGTTATTAAACACTAGTTTCAATTGTCAAGAACCCATTGTTGAAACTCCCCAAGAAGCAGTTAACACATTTTTAAACACTGATCTAGATATATTGGTAATCAACGATTATATTATTAGGAAACAAAAATGATTGACCTAAAAAATAACACTGTAGATTTAGATTTTTTCAAGCGGGTACTAAGAGAGATAAAAAATAATCAAGAACGAGCCTTGGACATTATTGACTCTTTTAGTCAAACACAATTTGATTCAAAAGTTAAATTATTTGAAGTTATAGATGGTTTAAATATTACCTATGAAAATCTCAATGTGGCAATTTTTGGATCTTGGTATGGGAGTATACTGATAGCAGAACTGGCCAGTAAAGTAAAAACCATAACCGCAATTGATCTTGACGATGATACTGTTAAAATTGCAAAGAATAAATTTTTTCCCTATCATAATAATGTAGATTTTATCACAAATGATGTGACCACTACCAACCTATCTAGATATCAAAATTGTAATTTATTCATTAACACATCGTGTGAACACATGGTTCCACCGACTAAGTGGCAGTTTTGGGCAGGGGTTACAGAAGGCAGTTGGTTTGCATTTCAATCAAATAACATGGAAGGTATTGAAGGACACATTAACTGCGTACAGTCACTAAGCGAATTTAAAAAACAACTGCCGCCTCACTTCAGCGTATTAGATGAAAGAGAAAACGCAGATTCTAGAGGAACTAGATACACAATAGCTGGAACGATTGGTAAACTTAAAATGAAATCGGACCCACAATGAATAATTTTATTAAAAAATCATTGACAATACACAAATAACAATATACAATATAACTGTGGTCGTGAGTGGAATTGGCAGACCTGCCGCTTTTTCCTAGGAAGAGCTGGCGCCGGGGCAAAGTCCTAGACAACGCCTTTGTAGGTTCGAAACCTACCGACCACACCAGATACTATAATAAGTATTAGAACATAACTTTAAGGAAACAATTATGTCAACAACAGTAGAACAACTAAAAGCAGACTTCGAAGCATTCTTGGCCGAAGACGCAAAATTCACAGCAGGTAATGGTGCAGCAGGTACTCGTGCTCGTAAGGCATTGCAAGAAGTTGCTAAAGGTGTCAAAGCTCGTCGCAACGAAATTACAGAAGAAAAGAACGCTCGCAAAGAAGCCAAGGCCTAAAGATGAGCAAGCAAGATCTTGACGATCCCGGTGTAGGCATTATTGCACAGGATATCTGTACATTAGATCTAGGTTACGGCGCTGTCCCTCCCGACTATGGTAACATCAGTTATAGTGGCGGCGTCGATACTATCACCATAGATACCAGTACTATGAATAGTATGTATAGTTCAGGAACTATTACTCTACCAAGTACCACTATTAGTAATGGTGGATATACTATTGGTAGTGCAGGCAGTACCCTTTATACCACGGGTACAGGTAGTTACAACTGGACTAATACAACTACAACACCAAGTGTTAACATTACTAGTAACGGTATTGATATGGCTTCTGGCACTGATATCACCGTAGATGGAAAAAGTCTAAAAACTTTTATGACTAAGATGGAAGAACGCTTGGCCATACTTATACCCGATCCTAGTAAACTAGAAAAGTTTGAAGCACTTAAAAAGGCCTACGAACATTACAAGCTGATGGAAAAACTCTGTCAGGAACAACCAAAAGAAGAAGAGTAAATATATGGATGTTAAGCTGGTATCCTATTCACAACCAACAGAAGAATTTAGAGATCTGGGCATCGATGATGCACAGGAACTCATTGCGTATTGTGCCCGTGTGTCCAATCCAAGCAATCAATTTAACTCCGAGACATCAGAGAAGCTTATACGATACTTGGTCAAACACGCACATTGGAGCCCACTTGAAATGGTCTCCGCCTGCGTTGAAATCACTACCACCCGTGACATTGCCCGACAGATTCTTAGACACAGAAGTTTCAGTTTCCAAGAGTTCTCTCAACGCTATGCTGACCCAACTAAAGATCTTAAATTCGTTACAAGAGAAGCTAGACTCCAAGACCCCAAAAACAGACAGAACAGTGTCGAAGTGGAAGATCAACTGCTACAAAATGAATGGTTTAGAGCTCAACAACGAGTCATCTATGCCGCACAACGAGAATACGAGTGGGCTATCAAGAATGGCATAGCCAAGGAACAGGCTCGTGCTGTGTTGCCTGAGGGCTTAATTGAAAGCAGATTGTACATGAACGGCACTCTGCGTAGCTGGATTCATTTCATTGAACTGCGCAGTGGCAATGGCACACAAAAAGAACATCAGTTAATTGCATTGGCCTGTGCTAAAGCCATTGCTGCCATATTCCCGATGAGTGAAAGTCTAGTTCAAAATGGATAAGCTGCCCGAGTTCTGCGAGAACTACGAAGTACGAGTTCTCAATGATCAAAAAAAGAGGGCGAGGTATCATCCTCCCCGCTTTTTCACAGATCCAGAGAATGCCTCTATTATTAGAGATGATCTTGTTTCCTTTGAAACTGAGCGTGTGTTCACTGTTGAAATTCCCGAAAGCAAATTGCGAGCATTAGTTGAACTCGAACAGCGTTTCTTCAAATGGCAAAAGCACACCAAAGGTGAAGTGGACTTGTTTGATATGTTGATGAGCAAAGAGCGTGAAGAAGCTGCCTTTAGATTTTCAAACGAAGCAGTACAAAAAGCCTACGAACAGTACAGCCTAATGCTTAACCTAGCAGGCTATCAAAGAAAGTTTTAAATGAAAACCGCAATTGTAATTCCAGCGAGACTTGCAAGCACTCGCTTTCCAAATAAAATGTTGTGCGATGTTGGTGGACAAACTCTTATTCGCAGAGTCTACGAGCAATGTTTAAAAACAGGCCTCGATGTATATGTTGCAACAGACAGCAAAGACATTGCCGCTGAAGTATCAAATGCCATTATGGTCTATGACTCCGAAAACGGTACTGCTCGTATTGCAGGTGCAGTTGACAAGATGCCCTATTACGATGCTGTTATCAATGTGCAAGGAGACATGGTAACTGTACCAGTAGACGATGTTGTCAAGTTGCCCAAACTGCTAGACATCTACGATGTTGCTACACTAAAGCATCCTATGGCAGACAGTCAACGACACGATCCTAATACAGTTAAAGTGATTTCATCGGGAGATGAAGCACATTGGTTCTGTCGTGCTCCGTTGAAGTACGGAGATTGGCATTACGGTATCTATGCCTACAGAATGGGCGCACTTAAAAAGTATCTGGCATTGACTGTTTACCCAGAAGAGAACATTGAAAGCCTAGAGCAGTTACGCTGGATTCAAAATGGTTACACCATTGGCATCATTGATGCAGGAGTTGCTGCCGAAATCAACACTCCTGAAGATTTGGAATTGTTCAAAAAAGATTTGTATTGACAGGTTTGTAGAAAGATAGTATAATTACTGTATCAACAGAGAACACATACTATTATGGCACAACATTCAAACTATTGGTCATGCACTCCCTTTGCAGATTGGCTTCGCGGCACTAAGAAACTCAGTGCGGGTACCGCAGAAGAATGGGACGACTGGACCACTGCGGCACAGATGAAACACAACTTCCGCTATTGGCTGGCAGAAGAAGCATTGGGTCACATACAAGATTTTGTCACTTGGCCTGTAAGGAGTTTACATAGTGTTAAGTACTATATTAATAACCGTTGGGTTACTCGCACTCACAGTCTTACTGCTCACGCCCGAGATATCAAACCAGGCGACTGGTGTGATGTTGGCAACCGTTTCCTTCCTTGCCTTTTCAACGAGTTGGTGGACTTTATTGAGATAGAATCAGCCTGGAGTCACATTGCCTGGGGCAGTAAAGAAGACCGTGCCAAATACGATCCTCCGTTCTGGGCCAGCGGATGGTGGCGTTGGAGAACCTGGCGTTGCCCACAAGCAGGTATCGATCATCTTGACTGGGCAATGACACTTAAATTTGGCAACGATATGGGCGTGGAAGAAGGCGATGAACATTACGGTAAACCAACTGGTCAAGCCATCCGTGCTAAAGAACTCAAAGAGCTGTATACCTGGTGGACTGTTACCTATCGAAATCGTCCAGATCCCTACGATGCAAGTGGGTGGACCGCGGCCTGTGAAGCAAGCCGTGCGGCCAATGGCGGCAAGCTAAGTTTCAGTACTCCCAAGGATCCTGTTCTTAAGAAGGCACAAGACAAGGCTCACAAGCTGTTACAAAAGATTGAAGCAGCCTACGAAAAAGAAGATGAAGCTATGATGATTCGTTTGATCAAGGCTCGTGACAGTCTATGGACTTAATCTGTTCAAAGTGTCAAGGTGCTTGTAAATACAACGAGCACTATGATGCACACTATTGTGAAAGTTGTAACCTATGGCTAGAGGAGAAATGTGGTGATGAAGAATGTGAATACTGCTGGAACCGACCTCCAAAACCCTCAGACTGCGAGTCCATTCAGGATGTGGGTACAGAATCTTTGGATAGAAAACTGTGAAGAAAGACTTGTTTATAAGCAAGATCCTGTTACAATACAACAATACTGGAAAACATACAAATGGTGGATAAAGAGAGAATACAGGCACAAGCACCTGCAGAAGGCATCCTAAAACGCAGCGACTGGGGTGATGCTATCACCTATCAGGTGGTGTGCGAATGCCAAGATGCTAATCACGATCACAATGTTTGGGTTGAAGCAGACGATCATCGTGTGACTGTTACCACATATACCACACAAAAATCTAAATGGTGGAGTCAGAATCGTTGGCAGACCATTTGGACTTTGTTGACCAAGGGCTATGTAGAACACGAAGCCAATATCATCATGACTGAACAACAGGCAGTCAACTATGCCGAAACTCTAAAGAAAGCTGTGGAAGATGTCAAAAATTTCAAAAAGCCCTAATCGGCATACCTTTCAAAAAGAAAAATACATAGAACGAATGAAAGAAAAAGGCGAAGCTGTGAACGAAGACTATCTGGCCATGTATGAATCCTATGCAGAACAACACAAGGCCAAGTTTGAAGATCCCTCTGACCGTATAGAAAATATGGAATATGATCTTTTGACCACTGATTGGATTCTGGAAAAGGTTCGTGAAAGCGACATCTATGCTCAACATCTCTATGCAGCCATGTGCAATAGAGATTTTATCAAGCACGATGTCATGCCAATTCTTAAGAATCAACGCTGGCATTGCAGTTGGAGATACGCCGGAGGTATCATTGCTGACATGCAACAACAAGGCGACTATATCGATTGGTATTGCAGTGGTATCAAACAACTTCCACCAACTGAAGAAGAATTTCAAAAGCTGTCACTAGAAGAACAAGCTCGTGCAAAAGAACTTGATGCTCGAGTTCCGGAAAGTGTAGTCACTGATGAGATCCGCATGGATCTGTTTCGTCTGGGCTGGGTGGTCCAAGACGATGAACTGGACGAATAACCAAAAGGAGAAAGTTGTCCAAAATGAACTGGGAACTCTATGAAGTCTGGGCCGAGGATGAAGACGGCCATGAGGAGTTGATTGAAACAACTAACAGCCGCAGCCAGGCTTTCAAATTGGCACAAGATACTCTTGCCGAAGGGTATATTGCTAGCATCGTCTACCTGGAAAATGAGGAAGGCGATTTGGAAAAGGTAAAACGATTTGAAAACAGTTGACAAACCCGGTAAATGGTGTTATACTATAAGTATAGTTTAACACACAGGAGTGACAATGGCTACTAAAGCAACACATTTGGCAACTGCAAGAGCCTCTAAGGGTCGAGATTTTAGTCCGAAATGGGATGGTCACGAAGCTTGGGATTCTAATCAATTCCTACGACACTTTCATGGTGCTATGGCTTGGTATCGTTTGGAAAGTTCTAATAAAGAACTCAAGCCTAAAGTTATCAATTGGATGAGTGCTAATGGTTACACTAAAGATCAAATTTCTGCTTTTAAGAAAACCAAAGATAATCGTTGTGGAATGACTGTAGGCGCCATTGCTGCCTGCTTGTTAAAAGGTATGCCTCCAGTTCGTGCAGACTTTAACGATGGCCGGAGTACAGCAGTTTGGTTGGCTAATGAAGTTTCTAAGATTGTTGCCGAAGGCAAAGACGATATCGACGAAAGTGAAGAAGCCAAAGTCGAAGTTAAAAAGGATGTTTATACACCTAGCATTCAAGAACGAGTTCGAGATGCCAGTATGTTGATGACTGAAGAAATTGAAACAGCCATTGAAAATTTCCAAACTGATCCCGAAGCGTTTGATCCAAAAGCATTTAAGATCCTAAATGTGTTGAAAGCTAGACAGGCCAAGGCAGCACATGCTCGTATTATTCGCGAGTTTTACACTCGTGATCTTGAAGAACTGCAAGAGGCAGCGACTACTAAAGATGAACAACTTAAAGAAGCCTACAGTCATTTAAGCAAGGTACAACTGCGAAAAATCACAGCCTTCTATCAAGAAATTGTCAGTGCCTGTGAGATGTTGGCACAAGAAGCCAAGGTCAATCGTAAGCCCAAAGCTAAAAAGGCTGTGCCTGCTGAGAAGATTGTGGCCAAACTCAAGTACAAGAAAGCAGACGAGCCACTTAAATTAGTGTCCATTAATCCTGCAGATATCCTGGGTGCCAAAGAATTGTGGACTTATAACACAAAGAGCCGTAAATTAGGCAAGTATATTGCTAGTGAATTTGCAGATCTCGGAGTTAAAGGTACCAGCATCATTAACTTCGACGAGCACAAAAGCATACAAAAGACTCTGCGTAAGCCAATTGATCAACTCAAGGAGTTCAAGTCTGCAGGTAAAGTAGCTCTGCGTAAGTTCTTGGATGATATCAATGCTGTTGATACTAAAATGAACGGTCGCATTAACGAAGAAATTATGTTGCTCAAAGTGCAGTAAAACAGCCTCTGCCATAGTCATGATAAATACACGACTATGGCAGAAAACAACCTCGACAAAGCTCTCGCATATTTAGGCTCCAGCCTAAATACCCTTGTAACACAGGCTAACGGACCTGTAGATCTAGACAATCTACACACAAGGATACTCAAACGCAGTCTAACTGGTGACCACTTGATGGGCGGCACCATTGTTAATTTTGCCAGCACGGGTATCAAAGACCAAGCAACTTCACAACAACTAACAATAAAAGATTCTGGTATAGAGATCAACAATCTTACAGTTGGCGCAATCAAAGGCAATCTATCTGTAGAGAATACGCTCACTGTTAATACCATCAAAGTAGATGTTCTCGAAGTAAGAGAACTAAAAACTGATTTAAAATTAGGGCAAAGTGCCCCATTAGAAATAACCGTTACTGGCGGAGACACCTTGGTCGGTAAAGGCATGCTGTTGAAAGGGCAAGGTTCAACTAAACAACTGATATTCAGCATCAATCCAGACAAGTTTGTTAGCACAGAACATTTTGAATTAATCAAAGATCGTGAATATCGCATAGACGGCAATCAGGTTTTGTCGGCAACTGCTCTAGGGGGCAGTGTTGTCAAAAGCAATCTTAGAGAAGTTGGCAGATTGCGTGGATTAATAGTCGATGGCAACGTTAGTCTAGGCCAGTATGTATTTTATAACAACACCACTAACCGATTTGGTATTGGTGTTGAGAATCCTAATGCTGGTTTATCAGTATGTGAAGACGGTGTTGAAGTTATTATTGGCACTAAAGATCAAACCAGAGGTGTGGTAGGAACTTTTGCGGCTGCTGGATTAGACCTAGTCACTGACAATACCTCAAGAATAAACATTGGGGCTAGTGGAAATATTCTCCTAGGAAACATCAGCGAAGGTCCAGTTCAAGTATCCGTACATGGAAAACTATCCGTTAGAGTCAATGTTCCAGATCCCGATGTTGACCTTCATGTTAACGGTCCTATTCGATTCCATGGACATCTTCATGTTTATGCGGACTCTGCTCCAGACTCAGGAACTTATAAAACTGGAGACATTGTATGGAACACTGCTCCTAGAACAGGCGGCCATGTAGGTTGGGTCTGTACTCGTGCTGGGAGTCCGGGCGATTGGAATCCGTTTGGTCCAATAACACAGGCAGGATAACATGTCAGATAAACTAACACAAGCAGCAGAATTATTATCACAAGCTCTGCGAGAAATCACACAAGAAAACACCACCAGTCAAAGTGATCGTGTTGTGGTATTCAGTGCAGACAAAGACGGCAACAATTACGGCAAAGGACTGATGTGGCAAGGTCAAGGCTCAACTAAGCAGTTTATCTTTGCTAAAGGTGACAAATTTGTCAGTACAGAATCCATTGAATTATTAAAAGATCAAACATTCAATATCAATAACACTCCGGTACTCAGTGAAACTCAATTAGGTCTTAGCGTTGTAAAAAGTAATCTGCGTGAAGTTGGTAGATTGCGAGGATTGATTGTTGATGGCAGTGTTAATATTGGTCAATACATTGTTTATAATAATAACAATAATAGATTAGGTCTAGGAACAGAGAATCCTAATGCCGCATTGAGCATTGCCGAGGACGGTATGGAACTCATGCTAGGAAGTAGTACAGGCGGCCGAGCAATAATTGGAACCTTTGGCAGTAACGATCTAGACATTGTAACCGACAGTACACCTAGAATTACTCTAGAAGGTGGCGGCAATATCAAATTAGGCAACAAGGCATTTGGTCCAATACAGGTTCATGTGCATGGCAAACTGGCCGTAGGAGTTAAGACCATAGACAGTCGAGCCGACGTGCATGTTGCTGGCGCTATAAAATTCAACGAAAGACTACATCAATATCTAAATGCTGCTCCGGACAACGGAACCTATGAGCGTGGATCAGTAGTTTGGAATACAGAACCCGATGTCGGAAGGTGCGTGGGTTGGGTCTGTGTCCGTGCTGGTAGTCCCGGAACATGGATGCCCTTTGGTGAGATTAAACAAAGCGGTTAATATGTATTACTCAGAGGCCGTTGTGGTCATAGGCAACGGAGAAAGTCGCAGTTCTTTAGACCTTGCTAACTTAAAAAACACAGTAACACTTATAGGCTGCAATGCTATACACAGAGATCTTGCGGTTGATCACCTTGTCTGCTGCGACCAACGCATGGTTAAAGAATCTGTGGCCAACAAAAACATAAGTCATATCTATACAAGACCTAGATACTTTAGAGACTTTCATAAAATTCTGCAAAAAAACACAGTAAATAATTTACCTAATTTGCCCTACAAAGGAACACTAAAAGCCGATCAACCGGAACATTGGGGTAGTGGTCCATATGCTACACTGCTGGCAGCACATTTAAAATTTAAGTCAGTGTACATGGTAGGGTTCGACTTACACGGAAAGAATCAATTGGTTAACAATGTTTATAAGAATACCAATAATTATCTTCCAGCCAACAAACCAGCAGTTGATCCAGCCTATTGGATCTATCAAGGAAGAAAAGTTTTTCAATGCTACGAATCTGTAAAATTTAAAATATTCAATTTACCAGAATGGTCTCTACCAACCGAATGGCAGTTGCCCAATGTAGAGGTATTTGATTTAAATAAATTTACATTAGAGCTTGCAAACGAAGTAAATACCCTGTATACTTAACAGAAGCGGACTTTTAACGCCATTCATCCCGCTATATAAACTCTGCATGTCGTCAAACTTGCTACCTTATAAAGGAGACTAGAGATGGCAAATCTACAAACAGTACAATACAAGTACACAAGCACTAAAGAATATCACGATGCTTTTCCCTGCGCCTATCGGCAATGGCGAGCTGATAGTCACTGTAATCTAAATCACGGCTATTCATTTAGCATGAAATTTTACTTTGGCACCAACGACCTAGATGTCCGCAATTGGGCAGCTGACTATGGTGGTTTAAAAGAACTAAAGAAAATCCTAGAAGATCAATTTGATCACACCACACTGGTCAGTGCTGACGATCCAGAACTTGAATTTTACAAAGAAATGGAACGCCGTAAGTTGGCTAAACTAACTATCCTTCCAGCATTAGGCTGTGAAGCACTAAGCGACATGCTGTACAAGTATGTCAATGGTGTTTACATTCCAGACATGTGGGGTGATGGTGAAAGCAAACGCTTATGGTGCTATCGTGTAGAAGTTCGCGAGACGCAGAGCAATATGGCTTTCCGTGAAGGTCATCGTGAATGGAATGAGGATCTATTTGCGTGATTAATTCCAAATAAGGAAAAATCATAATGTCCTACAATTTAGAAGTTGACGGCTGGATGAACGAGGAAGAATTGCAGATCATCCAACGAATGGCAGGTTATGTATCTGCCGATGGAGTTATTGTAGAAGTTGGATCATGGCTTGGAAGAAGCGCCGTAGCTTGGGCAGCTTCGGCAGATCCATCGGTTACCGTATATTGTTTTGATCCGTTTCGTAGATGGGATGAGTTTGTAAAAAATACAGAACAATTCTCCAATATTATACCCGTTAAAGGGTTAGTGCCTAGTGAATCCGTCTACGAGGATCCTAGGAAAATAGATATGTTCTTTATTGATGCTAGTCACAGTAATCCTAACGATTGGGATATAATATTACATTTCTTGCCTTTTATTAAGCCCGGTGGATATATTATGGGACACGACTATACTCCTTATTATAGAACTAATGGTCCAGATTATCCTGATGTAAATTTAAATGTACATAGATTGGAAGAAATATTTGATCTAAAAGTCAAAGTTAACAACAGGCTATGGTGGTTTAAAAAACCTCTAAATTGTACATATGATCCCGATAGATACATATATGAACAGTCTTGAACGAGTATGGGCCCGGGCAACCGGGCACCTTATGGGGAACACTGACAACGACCGTCCAGATGTTCCTATTCTAACACTAAAAGAAGCCCGTTGGGCTTTGTTCTTTAAAACATTCTGGGTTATAATACATGTGATAACCTGCTTTTTTATTATTGCCAACACCATTAGGCATTGGTAAATAATTATATGCATACATTTAACATTCACAATATCACTGTGGGAAACAATCATCCGTTTGTGCTGATTGCTGGCCCATGTCAAATTGAAAGTCAAAGCCACGCCCTTGAGACTGCCGAACAAATTAAACAGATTACCAATGAACTGGGAATCAAATTCGTTTACAAAAGCAGCTTTGATAAAGCCAATCGTTCTAGTGTTAGTACTAAACGAGGCCTAGGCATCAAAGAAGGATTAGAAATACTCAATACAGTCAAGCACAAACTTGGAGTGCCTATTCTTACCGATATTCATGAGACCTGGCAAGCGCAAGAAGTCAGTGATGCAGGTGTAGATATTTTACAAATTCCTGCATTTTTGTGTCGTCAAACTGATCTTCTGCTGGCCGCCGGTGTTACAGGAAAGGCAATCAATGTGAAGAAAGGACAATTTCTTGCTCCTCACGACATGAAGAATGTCGCAGAAAAGATTGCTAGTACAGGCAACGAACATATCATGTTATGTGAAAGGGGATACACTCATGGATATAACAATTTGGTTGTGGATATGCGTAGTCTACCTATTATGGCAAGCACCGGGTATCCAGTGGTCTTTGATGCCACACATTCTGTTCAGCAACCAGGAGGGTTGGGATCAGTCTCCGGAGGCGATCGCACTATGGTCCCGTATCTCGCGAGGGCAGCAGTGGCCACCGGATGCGTGAGTGCTGTGTTTATGGAATGTCATGAAGATCCAGATCGTGCACCTAGTGATGGTCCGAACATGATTCCATTAACAGGTCTTAAACATATTTTAGAGGAACTGGTGGCTATTGATGAAATTGTCAAAAGAAGTCAAAGCAACTCTAACTAAAGAACAATTTCGTTTCTATAAACAAAACGGTTATCTTCCTCCGGCAGATATCAAATCGATCGAACCGATCAATTATGATTCGGAAAAAATAACAGTACTCTGTGTAAAGTTTGGTACGAAATACGGACCAAACTATGTAGAACGATTGCGTAATATGGTCGCTCGTCATATGACTGTTCCCTATGAGTTCGCCTGCCTAACTGATGATCCTAACCCGATTACCGGAGTTCGAACTATCCTTCAACGAAGCGCAGGATATCTTAAACCATGGTGGCATAAGGTTCATATGTTTGATCCTTCTTTAGATATACAGGGCAGGATACTTTATCTAGACCTAGATGTTGTTATTTGCAACAACATCGACAAGTTGGTTGAAAATCTAAAATACGAGTTCATGGGGATCCAAGACTTCAATAGAAAATTTCATCCTAATTGGAGAATGCTAAACAGCAGTGTGATGAGTTGGCGCCATGGAACACAGAATGAAATTTGGAATAAATTTGTTACCAACCCAGCAAATGCCCAACGAATGCACGGAGATCAAGATTGGACATGGCATGTGGCTAAAGATCGAATTAAATTTTGGCCTGTAGAATGGATACAGAGTTACAAGTGGGAGATTCGTAACCGAGAAGAGTTAGTGATTAGGACAGGAAAAAGTGGATTTAAATTTATAGCTCATGACCTAATAGTAAACTCGCAATGTTCTATCGCAGTGTTTCACGGAGATCCCAATCCCGATGTTGTGTTTGATCCGTTCGTAGTTGACAACTGGCGATAACTCTGTTATAATAGTAGCATGACTACTATTACTCGTGACCAATTATCCGCCCTACTACACACAGGAGAGTGTGTAATAGAATTTACCAAAGTGGATGGCACTATTCGTGCTATGCCATGCACACTCAATGAAGCACTGCTTCCACCACCCCCCGTACACGAAACCAATACAGACAATCCCATTGACTTTCCTGTTCCTAAAAAAGAAAAGAAACAAAATCCAGATATCATGAGCGTTTGGTGTTTGGATAAAAAGGAATGGCGTTCCTTTCGTATTGCCAATGTAATTTCTGCGAAAGCTAAAGATGACCACACATCAGTATAATCAACTTGAAGAAGGTCCAATGGACGAGATCGATGCCGCAGTATGGGGCGGCGACCTGTTTCATAATAGAGCCAACATTGCTGCCTTTCGCGGCATGATGGCTCGTTGGGAAAATGGTTTGAAAATGTGCGAAGATATCCTCAGTGAGATTCCAGAAAATGAAAATTCAATTTAATAAAGACACCATGCCCGACGAACTCTACAATACGCTGTTAAAGCACTTTGTAAACGAAGCTGTTGGACTAGGTGTAGAAGTAAACAAGTTTACCGAATTTAATAATTGGGTAATTGAATGTACAGTAAATGAGAAAGCAGCGGTACACTAATGATTAAACGAATCGGCTTTGCCTGCAAGTGGATTGACGGTCCTAGTCAGATTGATGGTATTAAACAGACTGACAATTGCAAACAGTATAATACTGGCAGCACCACTGTAGCCTGGTTAAATAGACAGACTAAGGAAGTGGCAGAACAAAAACTATGGGACCTAATGGTAGGTAACATAGAATCTACTCGCAAGTTAGTAGAGCTAGTTGGAGAACAACATGAAGATCTTAGAATGGTACGACTGTCAAGCGATATACTTCCTGTATATACTCAGCAGGATTGGTGCGGGTTTTGGCGGCGTAGCGATGTCCGAGCCTATTGCGAAAGAGCATTTGGAGTCGTGGGAGATTTGGCTCGCAAGAATAGTGTTAGGGTCAGTATGCACCCTGGTCAGTTTACTGTGCTTGCCTCTAGTAATCCAGGCATTGTAGAACGATCGATCGAAGAATTTGAATATCATACCGACATGGCTCGCTGGATGGGCTTTGGTAAGACATTCCAAGACTTTAAGATTAATGTACATATCAGCGGCCGTGAAGGCCCTGAAGGTATCCGCAGAGCACTTGGTCGTCTTAGCCCTGAAGCCCGTAATTGTATTACAATCGAAAACGATGAAATGACTTGGGGTATTGATTCTAGTATCGAACTAGCCAAAGACTGTGCCTTAGTGCTAGATATTCATCACCATTGGATTAACTCAGGAGAATATATTGAAGCATCTGACGACCGTGTTAAGCGGATTATTGATAGTTGGCGTGGTGTGCGCCCTGTTATACATTATAGTCTTTCACGGGAAGATGTTGTTATTGGCCATGCCACCGACACCTTTCCCGCCCTTGATGCGCTGATTGCGCAAGGCTACAAAAAACAAAAGCTCAGGGCTCACTCAAACTTCTACTGGAATACAGCAGTGAATGAATGGGCTCTGAGCTTCCGTGACAACTTTGACATCATGTGCGAAAGCAAGGCCAAGAATCTAGCCAGCTTTGCACTCTACGAACAAAGTCTTAAGCAGCTGGCTTAGCTTTTGGCTTGCGGGTACCCGTAGATTTAGCAGGGGCTGCTTTAGGGGCAGGCGCCTTCTTAGGAGCAGCAGGCTTTTTTGCCGCAGGCTTCTTAACTGGCGTTGCAGCCGGTGCTGGTTCTACAGGAGCAGGCTGTGCCTCTACTACAGGAGCAGGGGCAGCTTCAACAGCAGGTGTTTCAACTTTATATGGAACTGGTGCAATTTCTGCTGGTGCAGGTGCTGCCTCTTTGGCTCCAAATAGTTTCTTGATTAATCCTAGCATATTAAAAGTCTCCTTAGATTTTTATTTAGTATCTGCCTATAGGTAGTGTACTACTAGCTGGCATATCCCATATCTTTTTACGCTCTACACCCTTGCGTTGGGCAAACCTTTTGTGATCGCAGATTGAGCAACAGTGAAAATAATTGTTGCTCAATCTCTTACGATCGATGTGTTTTAGGTCTCTACGAAATACTTCGTCGCAATTGTCACAGCGAAACACCGCCAGGGTCTTGTTGCGAATATAAGCGTGTTCTTCCCCCAGCTTACTGTGTCTAACATATTGGGTTTCTTGTATTTCTGTTGTTAGGAACATGCTTTATTTACATCCGGCTTATAAAATTTTCAAACTAAATAGTAGAGTAAGCATTAAATCTTAGGATTCTACTATGTCAAGAAAAGTAATTGATACAGGTATTGTGGGCAATGACGGTACCGGTGATAGCATACGCGACTCGTTTCGCAAGGTAAATGAAAATTTCAGAGAACTCTACGGTGCGTTAGGTCTTGGTAGCAGATTAAAATTCTCTACTTTAGAAGATGCGCCTGTGGGCGGCACAGGCGATGACTATTATCGCGGATACGAAAATGCAGTAGTTGCAGTTAACCCTAACGAATCTGGATTGATTTTCAAGCAACTTACCGCAGGTACTGGTATCAGTTTGAATTTTACTGACGAAAATGCTATTCAAATTACCAACACTAGATCTAGTATTTCTAACGATCCTGCTCCTAGTCTAGGTGGGAATCTACAGGCACAGTCGGGTAGCACACAATGGCGTATACAATCACTAGCAACACCCGTTACCTCAGACGAAGCAGCCAATAAAGGCTATGCAGATACCAAAATTGCGCTAGGTGGAGTATTTGCTCCGGATCCGGCCGCGGGCAATGTTGCTAACTCAGCGTTTGGAACCATGACAGGACCGTTGATTTTGTCTAGAAATCCTAGACCAGAAGATGATGTTACCTACAGCGGCCTAATTGCCGCAACTAAAAACTATGTCGACAATGCAGGTTTTGCATCAGTAGCCAACTTGTATGTTGCTACTTCTGGTTCAGACGAGCGAGTAGGAGTTGGTTCTAGTACACAAGGCCGTGCTCTACCTTTTGCCTATAGAACACTAGAGGCCGCACTAAAGAAAGCCGAAGAAATTATTAAATCAGCACCTCCTGAAATTGGACCATACCGTAAGGTATTAACCTGGACTAATCCGGATACTGGTGTTATCAACAACTGTTCACTGACCGACATTGCAATATCTCCGGACAATGGCACAGGATTTGCGGGCCGCGTTACCCTAACCGTAGACTCTATTAGATTAGTCGCTGGCGGTTACAACTTCAAAGTAAATGAAATTTTAAGAATTAACAAGGTGGGAGGATTAGCCATTAATGCTGCAACTGTTAGAATTCTCACAGTAAACAGTGAACCTGGTACCCCCAACGGACCTATTCTTACATTCCAACTATTAACTGGCGGCAAATTTGATCTAGATCTTCCTGTAACTAATGCAGGAGGCAATATTGCTGTTGGCATTGCCAACGGAAGTCAATTTGGAACCAGTGCTGAATTCGCTGTTACCTATAAAGTTAGCACTGCTATTATCGAGTCTGCGGGTACCGGGTATAGTCTAGTATCTGTTCGTGTAACTCCTACAGTAACAGATACCGATGCTGTTGCAGGTTTTGGTTTTGCTGACATTGTTGGTGGAGCCATCGCTGGTATTACTATTACTGATCAAGGCTCCGACTTTACAGAATTTCCAGAACTAGTTGTAACACTACCAAGATTTGAAATTTATACTGGTGGCCAGCGTACTGACTTCACTGGTGATGTAACTACTGACAGTGCCGTAGCTCGTCGGGGTCGTGATATCCGAGAAGGACTGTATCTATTAGGCGAGACCTCGGGAGCATTGGCCCAAATATTATCACACCAAGGCGAGTTGGATACCAACGGTAATGAATTATTTGATATTGACATCAAGTATGGTACATTTGTTCTCGGTGAATCAATTTCATACGGTGATGTAGCCAATACACGACAGGTAGCTGTTTTTGTTGAAACTGGTATCTATTATGAAAACTTACCATTAAAAGTATCACAAAACGTAGCCATTATTGGCGATGAGTTCCGTAGAACAATTATCCGTCCCAAGAAAGGCATGAGCTCAAGTCCTTGGGCATTTCAATACTTCAAGCGTGACAAAGTTATTGATGGGTTGAATACTTCAAGAAATACACTCAATGCTGCTAGAGAAGACACATTTGGTTATCACTATCTAGGTAATGCTGGAGAACCAGTTTACCCGGAAGCAAATATCGATAACAAAGGGTTCTATAGGTCAGCAGCTGACTTGCTATCGTTGAATAAACAATTTATACAAGAAGAAGTTATTGCCTGGATCAATAAACAGATAGTTGAAGAAGTTGCTCCATTTGTTGATTTTGAGTATAACAGCGATATTTGCAAACGAGATGTAGGATTACTGATCGATGCTATGGTGTTTGACCTTAGATACGGTAGTGCTCCAAGAACAATTTCGGCAGCATTGAAATATAAAGATGCTAATAATGCAAGTGCAACACTGGCAATTACCACTCAATTAACGCAGACTATTGCAGCCATTCGCAGATTAGAAACGGTAGCACAGGCTGTTATCCGAAATATTGAAATTGTAAACTCAGAATATAATGCTCCAATTACAGGAACCCTGATTACCTATGTCGAACCACAGGTTATTGACACTGCTTATACAGCAGAAACTGGGGCTGGCGGCACAGCCGTTACTGTATCCGCAGTAACTAGAGGAAATCAAACTACAATTACAACTTCAATTAATCACGAGTTGGCCAGTGGTGAAATTGTAACATTCCGTAACATGACCGGTCTTACACAATTAAACGGAAACAGTTATTGGATTACTGTAGCAAATAGTACACAATTTAATATCTATACCAACTCTGCAAGAACAGAAAATGTTGTCAGCACATTGTTTGGTGCATACACTGCTAACTCAGGAGACTGTGTACCGAACGGTGGAGTTATTGGTAGACTAACTGATGTCATTGTTGACATCATCGATACTTCTAGTGAATCATATAATACCCCATTAGACAACGATCAAATGGATGTGTTCTTGATGAATGACGCTACTATACTTCGAGCTGCAACTATTCAAGGCGGAGGAGGATTTGCTTTAGTACTTGATCCTGAAGGACAAATTCTTGCTAAATCTCCGTATGCTCAAGAAGGGGCTGTATTTTCAAAGAGCACAGGACGCCATACATTTAGTGGTGGTATGTTTGTTGACGGATTTGCTGGTAACATTAAATTTAGAATTACCAACAAGATTAGTACTACACGATTAGAAGTTGATCAATTAAAAAGATTCCCACAACTTCCTGCTTCGTTTATTGTTCAAGACACTGTTTATCGAATTAACTATGTTAGAGATTTTGAATATGGAACCAATGGTAGTACTGCAACATTTGTTCTAGACGAAGTTACCCCGTGGCCCTTTGATGTGTTTAACTACAATCAAACTATTTGTAATAGAGACGTTGGTTTAATTATTGACGGAGTAGGATACGATATCGTTCTTGGAACTAACTATCACAGCAGAAGAGCAGGACAAAGTTATAGAGAAGCGAATGCTGAAATAGTTATTGAGGATCAACTAGATTTAACTATTCGAGCTATTGATCGAGCGCATGATCGTGCAACCGCAACATTACAAGCAATTGCAGTGTCATCTGAATTTAACCCTAGTCTTGCTGTAATTGATCAAAGCAAACAGAATCTAAGAAACATTATTAGACGAGGTGCTACAGCAGCGCCAACATTGAGCATTACCAATCCAACGGGATTAACTTCAAACAGAGCCAATGCCAAAATACTGTTAGCTGCCAATACAGAATTTTTAAAACAGGTAGGAACTGGTTACCTTACCATTACCTATCCATCTTTGACATTCTCTGCTCCAGACAGTCAAAAGGACATCGAGCGTATATTAGATAGTTTGATCTATGACTTAGTCTACGGCGGTAACAGTGAGACTCGTAAAGCTGCCTATGCTTATTTCAACGGAGTAGGCGATGCATTGGTCATTCAACTGTTGTCAACACAACCACAGGCCTGTGAGAATGCTCTAACCACAGTTAAGAATGCAGCCAAGCAGGTCATTGTGAATACCACAGTATCACCTACCTACGGTGCAACTGCAACTCAGGTAACAGCTTCTGCAAGTGACGGTACGGTAGTTGGTGAGATTGAAACCCTAATGTCTATCATTACTACCGCATTGAGCACCTATCGAGTTACGGCGGGATCAGAAGCGGTAAAACTTGCAGCCGCAGTGGCATCATTGCCTGCTGAAGTGTTACCAAAATTATCTGTAGCGGCAGGTGGTTACGACTATGATGCTACTAAAATCAGTGCTCGAGTCGCTCTAGAAGCTGCAAAGACAACCATTCAGACCAATGTAATTACATTTGTTAATGACAATGCCAATGTCTACGAAGTATTGATGCCTGGTAATCGAAGTATGTTGTCAAATGACTTCACACAGATCAACGACATGGGCTACGGACTAATTGCAGCCAACGGTGGATTGACAGAGTGCGTGAGTATGTTTACATACTATTGCTATACTTCTTACTACTCAGTAACAGGCGGACAGATTCGAGGCGTAGGCGGATCTTCAGCTCATGGTGTATATGCCTTGGCTGCTGAAGGATCAGATCCGTTAGAAGTTCCAACTCCAGTTGATCTGTATTATGAACTAGCACAAGGTGCTGTTGTATACAATGACCTAGGTGCCTATGACAACGATGTCAAAGGTTTTATTATCTATGTTGCTGACTGTGCATATCCTCCAAGAGATCAAAGTGAAATTGAAATTGATCACGGGGGAATTACTGGGATAGTGAGATATCCGGTTGTCAGCGCAGTAAGTGAGACTGATTTTCCTGTGGACTCAACTGGTCAACGAATATATCGTCTAAACTTAAACAGCGATACAGACGGTCTAGTAGTAGCAGTACCGAATGGTACTAGAGTTACTATAAGAATCAACAACGAAATTGTTCTTACAGGTGGAGTCGTTGGTGTTGCTGTTCGACCATCAACTGCCTTGAAAATCAATGAATTGTTTGATAGTCAACTGTATCGTGTTTTAGAATTTGCAGATTACGAGCCTCCCCTATTAGAAGCAGTGGTTATTGAGTTTATCACTGGGGTGGCCACATTGGTTAGAACTGTTGCAACTCCTGCATCGGTTGCTGCTGGGCTTTTTGTTGTTGGTAGAGAATACACCATCACTGTTGTGGGAACTACAAATTGGTCAGCAATCGGCGCATCATCGGGAACCATTGGGCGTGTATTCGTTGCTACAGGCGTAGGATCTGGATCCGGTACAGCTCGACCCACAGCTAAACCGGCTCACGGTCAGAGACCAGGATATGCTATTAAATTTGCAACCAGCGGAACTCTACCAGACGGTATTTTTGCGGGCGACACTTATTATATTCTTGACGACGGCTTTACCGATTCAACTTTTAGGATTTCCTCAACCAAGACGGGGCAACCATTAGAAACTACCAGTGCCGGTTCAGGTAGCCATTATTTCGAAGCAACTAAACTTGCGGCCACTGCACTGAAAGACGGCTACAACTATGCTGAAATTACCTTATGGCCAAGGCAAGAGTTTGTTCCTGTAGCTGCTCCTGCTAACCCCGGTGGCCCAAGATTAGTCGTAGGGCCAACTGAAGTAGTCATTGGTTATGAATATTATATTCTATCGTTAGGATCCACAGCGTGGACTGGCATGGGAGCCGGTGGAAGCCCTGCTGTTGGAACTGTGTTTATTGCAAGTAATTCTGGTTCAGGAACAGGTACTGCTGTGGTCAACCGTGCTCGTTGTACCTTTAACTATACCACTGACAAGGTCAACAAAACAGGTCATGGATTTATTGACGGCGATGTTATTAGATTTGAAACCAGTGGAATAATGCCATCGGGCGTATTTACTACTAGACAATACATTGTTGACAATGCAGGAGCCAACGACTTTGAATTGATTAGTTACATTGGTGGTCCAGCAATTGAATTTACTGACAACGGTACCGGAATTTTTGCTGTAGGTAAGGTACTGGGTAGAGTTGGTGATTCTGTTTTATCTATTGTAGAACTAGGACCAATTGACGCTGATCGTATTGTTGGCACTAAGATATCATTTAAAGGCCGAGAGTACAGCATCACACAATATAACGATGCTGATATAACCGGGGAGACTTATGGAGAAATTTATCTTAACACTCCGTTAGAAGACAGTGTAATTGCCTACGACAGTCCAATTACCCTATTTGCGGGCGTGGCTGCTAGAACTGAAGACAGTCAAGGTACACTAACAATTCGTATTTCATTGACTCGTGTTACAGGCCATGATCTATTAGAAATTGGTACTGGTAGCTATGCTGACACAAACTATCCAAACGAAATATACGGACCACCTGTACGTATTGCTACAGAAACATTGCTAGATACTACAGGTGAAGTTGAGTATAGTCAGGTTGTTGAAAGGGGTGAAGGTCGTTGCTTCTTTGTGACCACTGACCAATTTGGTAACTTCTCCGTTGGTCCATTCTTTAGAGTTGACCAAGGTACTGGTACTGTTACATTTAGTGCGTCACTTGCTCTAAGTAACTTGAGTGGTCTGGGATTCAAGCGTGGTGTTCCTATTAGTGAATTCTCAACAGATACATCATTCAGTGATAATGCTACAGATACTGTACCAACTGAAAACGCAACTCGTGGTTACATAGACCGTAGATTGGGCGTAAGTCACAGTGGAGATAGTATTGATGTTGGAAGAATATTTCCGCCAACTACTGGTGGATTTATGGCCTTAACTGGTCAGCTACCAATGAAAGGTACTCTAAACATGGACGGTTATAGGATTAGAAATGTGGCCGATCCTATTAATCCTCAAGACGGAGTCAACCTAAGAAGTGTTAGCTTTGATGCTATTATTGCCAACAGCTTCCCGGGACAGGCTGTAGATGCCGGAATGACCATTGCGTTTACTGGAACAGGCAACGAAGGTCGTGCTGTAAAAATTGCAGGTGACCTAACTGTACCAGGTGACAACGCTATTACCACAGGTGTTGATTCTACGCTAAACGAGTATAACATCTATATCAAACCCGATATTATTGACAACGCTAATATTAATAGTGCAGCGGCCATTGCCCAGAGCAAGTTAGCAATGGTAACTGCTTCAACTAGAGCCAATGCCACAAGTATTACACAGGCCGATCGAGGGCTTGCAAGTTTTAACTCGGCAGAATTTACACTGACCAATGGATGGACTGAATTAAAAATTAACGGTATTGCATTTGGCAAATTTGCACAGGTTGCCACTGACACGGTTCTAGGCAGAAGCGATGCAGGCACAGGTGATGTCAGCGCCATAGCATTCAGTACTGTGGTTGATGAAGGCGGTGCAATTAAGAAGAGTCAATACAGTAGTCAAGGTTTCTTGCGCAGAACCAATGCTACAACTTCTAGTCAAGATACTGACTATGGTGTTGTTGAAGCTGTTAGTGCTTATGCCGGATTTACTGATGTAACATCCAATAACAAATTGGTTATTAGAGATGCCAGTGGTGACATCGGTGTTAGAGATTCATATGCGTCAAGAGCATTCTATGTAGGAACCAGTGCCAGCGTTAACAAAAAACTTGCTGACACTGCGGTAACTGCCACAGGCGGAAGTATTAACTTGTACGGCTTTAGTGGAGTACTAGGTGTTAGTATTGGAGACGGAAGTGTAGGCAGTGACAAGGTTTCTAGTTATAGAAACAACAGTCACCGATTCCGTTTAAATGACGACAGTGCCTTTGCACCAATACAGGTCAGTTCAATTATCACTCCTGATGTAACCACAGGTGGTGCAAGCACCGCAGGTACATTGACTGGTAACTGGTCAATGGCAACCACTAGTAACCTAACACTGGGCACAGGTACTATCAACGCCAGTACAGGAACTTTGCAGTCTATAACACTGACCACAGGTGCAGTAGGCACAGCTGGTACAATAACCGGTGCATGGAGTTTAAACACTACAAGCAAGATCGTAGGACAGACTGGTAGTGAAATTGATTTCTCTACTGGTACTATCAAATCAAGAACACTTACCACGGGTGCAAGTATCACTACAGGTACATTGACTGGTAACTGGAGTTTGGGTTCTGGAAGTAAAATTGATTTTACCAACGGAACCTTACAGTCAACCACATTGACTACAGGTGCTACAGCCACAGCTGGTGTGATTACAGGACAGTGGAGTGTTGCTGTTGGATCAAGTATTAATACCGGCGGAACTACTCTTACAACCAGAGCAATCACCACAGGTGCCGCAGCAACCACAGGTACCATAGAAGGTGACTGGTCAATGTTGACCACAAGTAATATTACTTGGGGTACCGGCTACCTAGACATGCGTCCAGGAACATTCTATACAGATACACTGACAACAGGTGCTGCAGGAACAGCCGGAGTTATCACTGGTAATTGGAGTATGGCCACTACCAGTAACCTAACATTGGGCACTGGTAGTATTGATGCTAGAACTGGTACATTGTATACCGATACATTAAATACCGGGGCTAGCGGTACTGCTGGCCTAGTAACAGGTGCATGGACTGTTGACACTGGCAGCACATTTGTTGCTACTACAATTCAGAGCCAAGCAAACTCTGCAACAACTACTGCAACTAATGCTAATACTGGCAGCACTATTGTATTAAGAGATGCTAGCGGCAACTTTGGAGCAGGCACGATCACTGCCGCACTAGCTGGCAACGCAGATACAGCCAGTGCTTGGGCTACTGGTAGAACAATTACCCTAACTGGCGATGTAACAGGTGTATCAGCAGCATGGACTGGTAGCGGTAATATCAGTATTGCAACTACTATATCAGGAGATGCTACACAACTTGGTGTCGACACAACAGGTCAATATGCCAGCACAGTGGCTGTCTCAGGTACAGGTTTAAGTGCCACCGCTGCCAATGCTGCTGACGGAACAGCCTACACTATTACCAGCAATGCTACTAGTGCAAATACCATTAACGCAATTGTTTCTCGAGATGGAAGTGGTAACTTTACTGCAAACAGTATTACTGCGGCATTAAATGGTAATGCAAGTACAGCCAGTGCATGGGCAACTGGCAGAACAATTACCTTAACTGGCGATGTAACTGGAGTATCGGGTGCGTGGACTGGCAGTGGTGATATTAGTTTTGCCACAACTATTGCTGCTAATTCAGTAGCATTAGGCACAGATACCACAGGCGATTATGTTGCTACAGCCGGCGTTAGTGGTAACGGTCTAAGTGGAAGTGCTAGTGGAGAAAATTCCACATTCACTGTTACATCAAATGCTACCAGTGCTAATACAGGTAACACAATTGTATTCCGTGATGCTAGTGGTAACTTTAGTGCAGGAGTAATGACTGGTACTGCTACGGCGGCACGCTATGCTGACTTAGCAGAACGCTATGCCGCAGATCAAGAATATCCCGTTGGTACTGTAGTAGTGTTTGGTGGGGACAAAGAAATCACAACAACTAACACAAAAATGGACACTGCGGTAGCAGGTGTTATATCTGCTAACCCTGCATTTAGAATGAACTGCGAGGCAGGAGAAGATAGTACACATCCATATGTTGCACTAGCAGGTCGTGTTCCTTGCAGAGTTGCTGGCAAGATCAAGAAAGGTAACATTATGGTTACCAGCGGAATTCCAGGAGTAGCGGTTGCTGCTGTTGGCGACATTAAGGTAGGATCTATGATAGGAAAAGCACTCGAGAACTATGACTCGGATCACATAGGCACAATTGAAGTAGCGGTAGGGAGAGCATAATGGCAAAACAAACTATAACACCGGGATCTGCTCCTATTGTATGGAGTACTGTGGATGACGCATTTACTAAAATCAATGCTAATTTTACAGAACTCTATGCAAGTGTAGGCGGTGCTGGTATTGAATTTGATGCGTTAGAGACTGATCTAATACCAAATCAAAACGACACTTATGATCTTGGAGCTCCATTGAAGCGTTGGGCTAGCCTGTATCTCAGCGATACCTTGATGATTGGCGGCGCTGCCATTGTCAACGAAGGATTAACCATTAATTTACCTAGTGGTACTAGAGTTGGCGGGGATTTAATTATTGATCCTGATAAAAGTTTTTTTAAAGAAGTCACAGTAAACAGTGAAACTTCTATTGTTGCCAACGACTTCAACGACAGTATAAATTTTGAAAGCGGCACCGGAATTAGGCTCACAACCAATTCAAGTGCAGACACTGTTATTTTTGACAATATTGGTGTTACCAGTCTTGTTGCAGGAACTGCAATAAGTATTAGTGGTGCTACAGGAGCGGTCACTGTTAACAACACAGGTGTTACCTCAATCACTGCTGGATTAGGTATGAGTCGAAATACTGCCACAGGTGCGGTAACTATTGTTAATACTGGTATTATTGATGTTGATGCAGGCGTTGGCATTAGCGTTGGTGCTAGGGATCCGGTTACTGGAAAAGTGATTGTTACAAATACTGCACCAGTAGGTAATGCCTATCGTATTTTTGCCACATCAGGCGAACCTAGTTTAACTGCTCGAAGCTCAGGAGACACATTAACATTTATCGAAGGTGCGGGCATAAACATTACTAACACCGCAGCATCCGGATCATTTACAAATAGAATAACATTAGACAATACCGGAGTATTGAGCTTAACAGCAGGTGCGGGTATTAATGTGTCAGCGACTACAGGAGCAGTCACTGTTAGTTTTAATAACAGAACAGACATAATTGGTAGCGTGTTTGCTGACGATTCAACTATGTTAGTTGACGGCACTAACGGAGTTTTGCGAGGACAACTTATTGGCAGTTTAACTGGTAATGTAACTGGTAATACTGCTGGAGTCCACACAGGAACTGTGTCCGGTAATGTTACAGGAAATGTCTTAGGCAATGTTACAGGCAATGTTACAGGCAATCTAACTGGTTATCAAACTGGAGACATGACTGGCAGCGTGTTTGGTCAAGACAGTACAAAATTAATAGACGGTGTAGAAAGCAAACTAGTAGGTCCAGTGGATACTAATACTGTTACAGCCAGCAGTTATATTCAAACTGCTGTATATGTAGACCTTACGGCCATTGCCGCAGCATTACCAATACCTAACAAAGGCATGATAGTATTTGACGACGGCACAAACCAGTTTAGAGGCTTTGATGGCTCTACTTGGGTAGCATTAAATTAATCGGAGCGATAAATGGCTAAGAAAATAATTAGAACTGGCACAACTGCTGACCCAACCGGTGACAGCCTTAAGAATGCCTTTGTAAAAGTAAATGACAATTTTACTGAACTGTATAACGCATTGGGTCTAGATGCTGATACACTAAACATTGGGGCGTTTGAATTTGTGGGCAGTACAATGACTACCACCGACAGTTCAGCTATTGTGATTGATCAAGCTGCTACCATAACCAGCAACCTGTCTGTGGGTGGAGACATTGTGCCACAGACTGCCAATGGCGGCGATCTAGGTTCAAGTACACTGCCTTGGCGTAGCCTGTATGTCAGCAACAACACAATTTATATTGGTGGTGTAGCCATAGGATTAAATGCCAATAATAATCTAACAGTCAACGGCAGTCAAGTTGGTGGCGGTGCCACAAGTTATGCTGACTTGTCAGGTAAACCCACATTGACCACTGTGGCCACTACAGGTGCTTACGCTGATCTAACTGGCAAGCCAACTATACCAACACTTGTGAGTCAACTGGCTAACGACAGTGGTTTTTTAACTTCAGTCGGTAACATCAGTAATATACAAAGTGAAGGCGACATCAACATTGACATCAACCTTGCAGATTCAACTCTGCGTAGATGGCGTTTTGGTGAGGACGGCGATCTAACACTACCCAGTACTAGTGGGTTTATTGATAGATTATATACAGATAACAGTGGCAGTAGGACCAAGTTAGAAAAGAAAATAGAATCATCTCCTACTACAGGCACGATTGCTAAACTTG